AAGCCTTTTACAGCAGCTACTAACTTAATGTTAGGGCTTATGAATAACTATGTATATGCTGCTAGAGGAAAAGAATTTACTGAAAAAAATCTAGATGTGGCTACAAAATTATTATTTGGGAATGTTTTTAAATTTATTACTTCTAAGACTATTTCTTCAGATGTTAAGAAAATCTCTAATTTAGCTGAAAAATTTGGTATTACTAATACTTTATATGAATCTCAAGATCCTGATGTGGCTATAAGAGCCAAGAATAAGTTTGTTAAGTTTCTTTTTTCCCTTCAAGAAGGAGGAGAATTCTTAATAGCTAATCAAACTATGATAGCTATGATGTTAAATGCTAAGATTACTTCTAAAGAAGGAAAATCTAGCTCTTTGTGGGATGCTTATAATGAAGAAGGTAATCTTAAGCCTGAGTTTCAGACTAGAGAGTGGTCTTCTGTAGAAGTTATAAATGATAAAGGAGATAATGTATCTAAACTTAATCAATTTAGAAATTCTCTAGATAAGATCAGAAAGAGAACTCAGGGTGACTATCAATCTCCTATGAAAGTAAAAGGAGACTGGTATGGAAGAATTATTATGATGTTTAGAACATGGGTTCCTCAAGCTATTAAAGAAAGATTTGGTAGAGAGAATGAAGACTTCAAAGGAAGATATACATCTTATGCTGATGTATTTTCTAAATCTTTTAAAGAAGATGGCTTTAAAGGACTTTTTGAAACCTTAGGTAAATTCTCTTTAACTACTTTAGCTAAGATGACAAATATACTTCCTCTTGGAAAATATAGATTTGACAAATTAGATAATTCTGCTAAAGCAGCTTTTGATGAATACTTAGATAAAATAGGAGCATCTGAATTAGATGTAGAAAATATGAGAGCTAATATTAAAGAGCTTCAATTTTTTCTTACTTGTACAATAATGATTTTAGGAATCTCTGGATTAAAAGGAGATGACGATGATCAAACATCTAACTTCTTAATAAATATTATGTATAGATTAAGACAAGATTTAACAGCTTTTGTATCTCCTGGATCTGCTTTAAGTGTTATTAAAGATCCTCTTCCTATTATGAAGACTATAAAAGATGTACAAGATGTTCTAGGAACTTCTTGGGATTATCTTAATAAACCTGATAGTAGATATTATCAAAAGGGATATAATAAAGGAGACCTTAAAGTCTGGAAAGAACTTCAAGATCTCCTACCAATATATTCTGCTGTAAATTCTACTCAAGGAGTATTAAATACTGTATTTAATTCTGATTCTTATAAGTATGCTAAGTAACTAGACTTTCATCATCTGCTTTTGTCAGATCACTTATAATATTTTTAAAAGTTTTATCTGATCCTCCAGATCCATTATAAAATCTTATATTAATAACTCTCTTAAGATTACACTTTCTACATCTTGGATCAAGTAGATTCCTCCTATTTCCACAATATAATCTTGCTTCTTCTCTACAGTAAGAACATTTACCTTTTGGACTCCAGAATCTTACTTCAGCTATAGCACTTATTGCTAGTTTATTAATTTCATGTACTTCTTCTCTGGAGATCATATGTTATATTTTTAGCTGTATTAAGTTTACCAGATGTATAAAACCAGTAGTACGTAATTAGATCTTTGATACAACATTTTCTACATCTAGTTATAAAAAAACCCTGAGTTTCTAAATCTCTTAAATCTCTTGTTGTTCTACAATGTACACAAACACCTATAACTTTTATAGAGTTAGATAATGCTTCATATACAAGATTTCTAACTTCTTTATGTTCTTCTTCTGTCATTTTAACATTTTTATTTGACTATCTTTTATGAAGATCCAAGTACATTTCTTATGCTTAGTACTAGACATCCTATAATTCTTACAGAAACTAGGATCATTAGTACTAAAAGCTTCAATACCTTTAGAATAAATTCTAATCATATTAATTTTAGTGTCTACTTTAAGTTTTTCTAGAAAATTAAGAATCTCTACTTCTTTTAGAGGTATTTTATATCTACTAGAAAGAAATTTAGCATCTAAATCTTTTCTTTCAGCAATTTCTCTAAAATGCAGTTTATAGACATTATTAGAGTTTTTAACATCAAAAATTCTCTTACTTTCTTCTATCTCTACAAAGCTATGAGGAACTCTTCTCCATAGCATCTGCCATCTTATAGATAATCTAGGCTCTGTGTAGCTTTTAGGACAACAATTACTCTCTTCTTGAGCTTTTTTTATATCATAAGCATATAAACCCTCATTATAGCTAGCAGAATTACTAAGCTCTCTCTCAAGATAATCTTTGTATTTTTGAACTACAGGCTTCTTATGATGATAAACCTTGATCTTAAATCCTACTATAGAAAATAGATATGAGAAAGCATCTCTTATTACTACAGTATCTTTCTTCTGTAAATACTCTAAGTAAGAATCTTGAAGAATATCTTTTGCATCATCTTCATTTTTAACTTGTTTAATTATATAACCTAGTAAATTTTGTTGTTTTTCTTGAGGTATCATGAGTTTTTATTTTTTTTCTTACCTTGTTTTAATTTTCTTCTTCTAAATTCTTTTATTATATCCATCATATATTTATAAGGAGTTTCATCTTGTCCCCAGAAACATACTGCAAGGTTATTATCAGATCCAGGTATATATTTCTGACCTAATAATAATTTTTGATTATAAAGATATAATCCTCTTAACCAAGTTTCATAAGGAGTATATTTAAGACCTGATTTTACAAGTTCATTTATATAATCCTCATCATGTTCCCAAATTGGTAGTTTATTCATAATCTTCTCTTGATATTTTAATAATATAAGAAAATCTAGGTTTATTAGCAGGAGTTCTGTTAAAGTATTTTACTGTAGCAGACTTTCCTATATACTTTTTTCTATCTTTCCAAACTTCTCTTAAGTAATCAAAGTCACCTTTTACATTAGATTCAAAAGTTCTCTCTGTACCATCATTTAAATCTAAAATAAATTTACCTATAGTTCCAGCTCTATTACCTTCTCCTTCTACAGCTTCAAGAATCTTAAATTCTTCGTCTATCCAATCTTTCTTCTTAAGAAGTTGTTTAGATCTTTTATTTTCATAACCTCCTAAATCTAGTCTTATAATACTTCCTTCAAAACCTTCTTTTAAGAATTTCTTATGATATTTTTCAATCTCTTTTAAAGATTTAACTTCATATGTAGGAACTAATTTAAATTTCAATTTAAATTCAGGTAGCATATCTATAGTAATCAAAACAAGTTTTAAAGCTTCATACCTCTCAGAAAACACTCCAGAATATTTAGGAAGATCATAAACCCACATTTGAACTATATTTTTAGATTCCTCTAATTCTTCTTCAGTAGGTTTCTGCTTCTTACATAGGCTAACAATCTTATTAAAATCATCTTTTAAACCGTGATTATAGAGCTCTCCATCAAGGGTAACATTATTTTGATAAAGATGAGGACATGCCAAATAGTCTTTTCCATTTCTTGATTTTAAAGTATTATTTTGATTTATACATCTTAAGCCATCTAATTTAGGCTGAATAAATGTTCTTACAGTAAATAGAAGATCTTTATGATTTTCTATTTTAAAAGCTGACATAGGCTCAAAGAACTTTTTATCTTCTGACAAAACTTCATTATAACCAGAATCTATCTTCTTTTTAATCTTAGCTTCAGCTTCTTTTAAAGCTTGTTCTTTTGCAGAACTCTCATTAGATTTACCTATATTCTTAGGCTTACAATATGTAGGCTTAGATTTTGTAATAACCCCATCCTTTATACCTTCTTCTGTATAAAAATGGTCATCTTTAACTATTACTTGCCATTGCTGGACTTGTTTTTTAGAAGTATACTTATAAAGGATAGGGTATTTTTTCATAATTTTCTTTTATTTAAATTTTAATTTCATATCTTATACTATCAGCTTTATTTAAAAACCAAGCTTGAATATCTGTAATATCATGAATTTGAGCATCATCATTAACAGTTCTTGGAAAATATTCACTTACTTCTTCTATTTCTTCTTCTGTTAAATCTACTTTAGAATAACTATGGTCTTCTATTAAACCTCCATTTTTCTTTAGTTTTTTTAAATAGGGAAGAACCCTTTCAAATTCTTCCAAAGATAAAGTTGATGTTTCAGAAATATAATCTGCATCATTTTCATCTCCTTGAATATATAATTCTACTTGATCTTTATAAATAGGTTTTTTTAATTTTAAATCTTTAATTGTCATTAAGCTTTGATATTTTCTTTGTTTTCAATTTCTTCTGAAGTTTCATAAACTTCTTGTACTTCATCATCTATAATCCTACTAGGATCTATATTTAGAACAATTTTAAAATCTGGCTCTAATTTATATCCTTTACTAGCAAAACTTAAATCTTCATTTATACCATCTCTTACTAATTTTTCAATAAAAGTAATATTACTTTTAAATATTTGCTTATCTTTCATTTTTAAAAAATCTTGAACTACTTCTACTTCAGATTGTATATGATAAGAATTATCTAACTCATTCCAACCTGCTGTCTTTAATCTATTTCTAAAATTCTTAAAATTTACTGCATTAAAATACGGATTTCTATACATATTATTTTTATGTTTATTACATAAAAGCATACTATATATTAGAGAATCCTCAAAATTTGCATTTGTCATTAAAGTCATTCCTAATTTAACAGCATCTTGATCTGAAGATCCTAATAGAGGATCTAGCTTCTCAGCCCAATCTGCACTAATAGCCTCATAATCTGAAGTTACTTCTTGTGTTAAATCTTGAACAGTAATTATTTTAATATTAGGATAATTATTATAAAGATTTAAAAGATGCTGAATCTGCTCAACATTAGATCCTCTTGAGTAATAACCTTGACCTTTAATTAATTTTCCTCTAATAACATCTTTAGGATATTGTCCTCCAGCATGAAACCAGCCTCTTGTATAAGAGTCTACAGCATCATTATTTGGAATAAAAACCCACTCATTAAGATTTTTTAAACTCTCTTTAACTTGTTCTATATCTAATATTACAGCATCTGCTGAACTATCTTTTATGGTTCTAATTATTTTATTATTTTTCTTAGAATACTCTGTAAGCTTAAATCTAGGGAAGGTAGTATCCTGTAAGAATACTACTTTTCCCTTGAAAGATTTAAGATTAACTTTATTGTTTATAAAAGCTTCTAATAGTTTAACATCAGCATTTGAAATTATTTCATAATCCTGAAAATTTACACTATTATATGAGCCTTCCTTTACTTTTAAAGTTTGTGTTGTAATCATTATTTATTTTAACCTACTACTATTTTAGCAACTTTGTTAGATTGTGCAAGCAGTTTATATTTAGGATTACTAGCATAAATTTGCTTAACTAAATTAAAACTTAGATCTTTTCCAAATACTTCATGTTCTACAAGGGCTACTAATCTATCAATATAAGACTGATTAATCTTATTATCTTTTGCATGATAAACAGAATAATTAATCAATCTAGTAGTTAATACACTAGCAATAGCTGCTTTATAAGAATTATCCTTATGACTTCCTACAATACTCAAGATTTCCTTAAGAACATCCTTCTCATTTCCTCCCATCATATCTTCTGGAGAAATAAGTTTATCTAATTTATTATTGATAAAAATACCAAATAAATTAGCTACTTCTTGACCTACAGATCCTTCTCCAATCATAGTTACTAAAGGAAGATTAGCATTGAAGTCCTTAATGCTAGAAATAGAGTTAAAGAATAAAACCATACTTCTTGGATTTACTTTAGAATTTTCTCTCTCAATGAAATCTCTTCCATGCATAAGCATAAAATTAATACATCTACCATCAATTCCCTCTTCCTCTGCCCACTTAGCCCAATCTTTAACATCAAATTTCATGTCAATAGAAATATATCTAGTTTGCTGAGCAACATCCATCTCAGTTACTAAATATTCTCCATTATTAGGATTTGAGGACAAGATAATATGCCAGTCTTTAGGCAATTTCCAAGAAATATATTCTTGCTGAGATACAAGCTCCATAGTAGCTTGCATGAATCTTGGATCAGCTCTTGTATAATCATCTAATAGAAGAATTCCTCCATCAGTTTTATCTGCAATCCATTCTGGTGGGCAGTAAGACATTCTATTCTGTCCTGTAAATACATATCCTTCTTTTTCATAAGAAGCAATAGTATGCTCATCTACCCAAAGACAAACTTCTTCATCTTTTACTCTTACTTGTTGCCCATCTACAGTCTCCAATTTAGTTTGGCACATTTGGAACTGTCTAATAGGAAACCCAATAATATCTCCTAGCTCCTCAATTTGAGCTAGATTTAACTTCACAAAATTTAAACCTAAATTTTTAGCCAAATCTTTGATTACTGTAGTTTTACCTAACCCAGCTTCTCCAACAACTTCTACAGAAACAGGAACTAATCCTCTGCTCTGAATTTCTCTGTTGTTATTGATAATATGAGTTAAAAATTCTGTAATCAATGAAGATTTTAAGCTAATTCTAGAATTACTTTTTTTTGCCATAATTTATTATAATTGATTTTTAAGTTTTTAAAATTTATTGTACTGAATCTTTAGGAATTTGAATCTGGAATCCAGGTAATCCTTCTAATTTATGTCCTACACTAGAAATTACCCATAAAGGATTTTTTCTAGGTTTAGTATCTGGAGGGACACACTCCCCATCTGTAAAGTATACTAATGTACAGAATTCTTTATGCTCATTAAAGTACTTAATAGCAGGATCAAAATCTGTTCCTCCATTTCCTGTTCTAGTACCATCAAATTTGCCATTATAGACCTTTACATTAGATACAGCAGCATCAGCATCTACTATAGTAACTTTAGTCCCAGTTTTCCATAAGTGATGTATTTGGCCCATAAACTCCATAAACTCCTTATTACTTACAGATCCTGAAGTATCTACTGCTACCATTAGATGTTTCTTCTCTTTAATTTTTAAACCTGGATTTTCAGAGAATCTTTTTGATTGTTTTCTCCTAGTCTTCTTAGTATAATAAATATGAGAGCCTCCCACAAATCTTCTTAGATAAGCTTTCCAATTAAAGAATTCTGGCTTCTCTTTTAAGATCTCATCTATTAGAGCTTGAAACTCAGCAGGAATAGTACCTCTACTTTTTACAGCTTCAGCAGTTTCTTTTAATTGAAACTCAATCTGCTTCTTCATAAGCTCTTTCTCAGCATCAGAAGCATTATTATACTCTTCCCAGCCTTTATGATTAGCCATACTCTTAGACTGCTTCCCTGTACCTGGAACTGGATTTCCATCTCCATCTTCTTGTCCTGCTAATTCTGAGCAAAGATCATCTAATCCTTTATTCTTTCCTTTTTGCTTAATAAGCTCATTATAATAATATTGAGTACCTTTTCTAGGCTCCAGCTTAATTCCTGGAAAAGAGTCTATACCTAGGAAGGTTTCATTCTTATACTTATCATCAATATGCTGATTTACTTCTATATCAGCTGCAATATTAAAAACTTCCTTATCAGGAAAATGTTCCTGCATTAACATATGCATAAAAGCAATATGTAAAAGTTCATGTTTTAATATTCCAAGCTGAAGTTCTTTACTTGCGTTATTCCAATAATCTTCATTAACAGTTAGAGCACTGTTAATACCTAGCTTTTTGACTCCTGATCCAGGAACATCTTTTGAAACTTCTCTATCCATAGTAGATAAGAAAAGTCCATAAAAAGGTTCTCTGTTCATCAAGTCTCTGGTAGCCCTAGATAAGCTTTCTGAAGCATTTTTTTCTTCCATCTTGTTAATTTAAATTAAAAAAGTTAAGGGGAATTTCTTCCCCATTAACCTTATGCACCCCATTTATGCAAGGGTATATTAAAATTTAGCCCACCATTCATGAGCAGTATCATTACCTGAGAAGGCAATTCTGAACTCATTTTTAAATTCATGGACAGCTTCCATTAAATTCATAGCAGCATCTAAATCTCCTTTTTTTCCACTAGCCTCATCTTCTCTATGAAGCCAATCTTCAATCATAAATTTAGCTAAATCTTCATCAGACATAGTTAAAAATTCTAACATTTTAGGAGAATAAGTACCTTTCTTCTCTTTTAATCTTGCTAAAAGATTATCTTTTAAGAAGTTCAAACTATCTCCATCTGCTGTCTCCAACATTTTATTAAAAATTTCATCTAGCTCAGTATCTGCTGTATACTTAGCTGGTACTTCTGGTAATTTACTTACAACTTGTTTTGCTGTTTTTGTAGACATTATTATTTATTTAATTAGTGTTTATTATATTTGTTTTTTAAATAATATATTCTCTTAGTTTCTGGAGAATAAAAATCATAATTTATACATTTTCTAGAAGCTTTATTTAGATCTTTATATTGATATCTATGAGGTAAATGTATAGAATACTCAATTTTAGCTCTTAATGATTTAAAAAACATAGTTTTTCTTGAACGTATTTTATTTTCTAAAAGAGCCTCTTCTCGAGAAAAAAATTTAATATTCATATCATACTTCTTTAAGTTATAGATATATCCATAAGAAATTACTGATATCTTTTCTTTCTGTATAGCATTAGAAATTACTTCTTCAGCAAAATCCATAAAATTCTGATCTTTAGTCTCAAAATACTTCTCTAAATATTGCTCTAAAAGATTCTCCATAATTTAATTTTTATACAAGATTTAAAATATATTCTTTTCTAGCTTTAGCTGCCTCTTTAGAAGTTCCAAAATATCCAAAGTGAAGAGTAATTTTCTTACCTTGTTTATTTCTAAGATCCAATCTAGATTCATACTTATTAGTTCTTTTGTAAAAATGAACTCCTTTAGGAAGAGTTTTTACTTTTTTATTTGTACTTTTAGTACTTGTAATTTTTGTTGTTTTAATAGTCATATTAAAAATTATTTATTTTTAGATGCAAATGTTTCATTTTGTACTATTTCTTCAAGAAGAAATCCTATTTCTTGATCTCTAGGAATTCTTACCCACTGACTTTCAGGCAAACCTTTGTTTATAAATTCTTCTTTTACTTTATAAGCTTGCTCTTTTTTGTATATTACACTAGCTACATCACTAGATTCTCCTAAATCATGGAATCTTAGTATGCTTTTTTTGTAATTTTCACTAAATTCTGAATATTTACTTTTTAAAAACTTATCAAACTCAGCTTTATATTCTACAGGAACCTTAAAACAGAACATAACTTCATCTATTTCAGGCTGAAATTCTAGTACTAATTCTGGAGAATTTCTAAAGATCTTCTCTAATTCCTGGTATTTTTTAGCTCCTTTAATAACTTTAAAATGTAAAAATAAATGTTCCTTATATTGAGGAAAATCTTCATGGTATAAATAAGCTCCCATGAATCCTACTAAAGAACTAAGTTTAATGTTATGAGACAAGGCTATCATAGGTAATAGGTAAACATAACTTCTGTTTGCTACTAGTATATTAGGCAATGTTTTTGTGCTCATACATTAGACCCCCCTTCTAAAATATCTCTCTCTTTCTGAAGATCTCTATTAAGAGCCTTCTCAGAGGAAAATTTATCAGGGTATCTAGCTTTTAGCTTTTCTATATTTCTATTTAAGGCTGACTCTAAATTAATTCCTGTAATACTACAAAAATTTACAAGATACCACATAATATCAGCTACTTCTTCACTAGCATTTATCCAGTCAATTTCTTTTCCATAAGCTTGATTCTTTTTAAATATATCTGCTAACTCTCCAATTTCAGTTAGCATGCCTAATAACATATGATTTATATCATCTGTCTGAGTACTTAATTCAGGAAGTGTTCTTTTAGCTTCCTTCTGGTATGTCTTTAAATCCATAATCTACTTCTAAAGGCTCTGGAACCTGATTAGGTTCTAAGCCTGCCTCCTCGCAACTATCCAACAACTTTAGTAGTTTATAACTTTCATAGAATCTCTCTATCCCGTGTTTTTCTCCATATTTTTTTATATAAGCTCTTAATACAACTTCTGAATATTCTTCTCCTTTAAGATCTGCATTAACTAAAATAAGTTCTGCAGCTTTAGGACCAGAACCTTCTATCCCTGTAATATTATCAGCTGTATCTCCAACTATCATTTGCTCCCAAAAACTCTTTTGGGCTTGTTTTTCTGAAATTTGATTAAATAACATCTTTCTATAATCTATATATATTCCTGGGTATTGTAGACAATCTTTATCATTAGTAGCTAAGATAATTCTTTTTCCCAAGTATCTTTTTGAATATTCTGTCCTAGCAATAAATATTAAGTCATCAGCCTCAAATCCTGGCTGTATCCATGCTTTCCATTTATCTTTCATATGAGCTCTAAGCTCTTGGTAATAGATAGGATATTCTCTATCTTTCCTGTTTCCTTTATAAGGTTTAGTAACTGCAAATTGATCCCTATAGTTAGGTCCTTTTGTCAGGCATAATAATATACTTTCTGCATTACAAGCAGAAGCTATTTGTGTTATAAAAAAGTCCATATTCTCAATAGCCTCTTCTAGGCTCTTGTCCTTATTAGAATAAGATGTAGAATATAGGATACTATCAGCATCACATATAACCACTGTTTTATTCATTCTGAAGAACTTTCTCTTTAGAGTCTAACTCTGACTCATATTCTTCCATAAACTCAGTATAAAGAGCTGTAATAGCCTTATACTGAGTCACCATTCCATTCCATAGACATCTGTCTCCATCATCTATGATATGTCTATATTCTAACCCTTTTTTAACATCATCTAGAGCCATATCTAAATATACTCTATATGCTGTATGATCATTAGCTTCTAGAGCCTCCATACAGTTAGTTAAATAAGGATTATACCTTAATGTGTCATAAACTTTCTGTTTATAACTTACTTTAAAATTCATATTTTAATTTTAAAATATTCTCAAAAATCTATTCTTGTATTCTCTTCTTTAAGTTCTACATAATTTAAGCTTTCAAAATATCCTATCCAAGGAGGCCAAATTTGAAAAGGTTTTCCAGCATCTGTATATAATATTAATTCATGTTGTGCTGCTGAATAATCTAACTCTACTCCTATACCTATAATATGATTTTCTGTATAATTATGAGCTTCTCCAAAATTAGCAATTTTAGTCATATTACTCATATCTTTTCTAGGATATCTCACTATAATTTTTCTCTTTACCATCCAATCTTTATAAAGTTTAGCATAAAATAAATATTTATATTTTTTACTAGAACCTCTATATCTATTAACAGATTCATAAAATTTATAGTGCTCTTCTATCCTCTTTAAATTAGCTAAAGCTACCTCTCTATTATTCCATTCTAATTCTACTTCTCCTTCTAGATTATCCTCATTATGAAAACTATCTCCAGTATTGTAATTATATAAAATTTTATACTTCATCTTTGTTAAATTCTAATCTTCTACTAAGCATTTCTCTTCCTAAAACTGAATTTAAAGCTATTGCTTTTGGATAAGTATTCTTAGGATCCTGATAATATGTTTTACCATACTTATTATAAAAAATAGACCTTAATGTAGCATTAGAAGCTCTTTCTTCATCATAAGAGTCTCTATACATTTCATACCATTTTATAAATTCTATCATATTTCTTCTTTTTTAAAAGCTAATCTTCTTTTTAACATCTCTCTATTAATCATATTATTTATAGCAATAGTTTCTATATATTTTATATTCATACCGCTATAATCTTGAGAAAACCATTTTAAAATTTGAAAATCTGGAGCTCCCTGATAGTCATGTAATCTTTTAAGATGCTCTTTATACTCATTTATTTTTGTAGATACTTTTTTCATTTTATATTTCTTTGAAAGGTATATTTCTATCTAATATCATTCTACCTGTTAAAACTTTAAAAATTAATATTTTACAAAAAGAATAATTATGGTCTTCACTTAGTCTCATAAAATATTGTTGTTTAAGTTCAGCTTTAGGAGGATGTTGCCAATGTTCAGTAATAAGGTCTTTCCAATATTTTAACCAGTAATTTATCATAACTTATATATATTTTTATCTTCTAATAAATACTTCTTATACAACTTAAGTCTATCTTTTTTAGTCTTGCAATTAACAATCTCTAAAGAAGAAACCATCATTATTGCGAGTATACTTTCTTGAGTCTTAGCATTGTATCTTCCAAATTTTCTAATATTTAAACTAACTGCTTTAGGATGCATAATTTCTAAAGATTTAAGAGGATAATCTTCTATATAATCTACTAATCTAGGTAATACATCTCTTAAAGTTAGATTTTGATACTTCATGTACCTTTTAAAGGCATTTTCTACTTTTCCTAGAAAACAATTAGTACTAGAGTCTAAAACTCCTCTACAATATCCTGTATCATGACAGTGATCTAAAGTAGGATTTACTATTACTTGTTGAGAAATAGGATCAAGTTTAGTTTGATGTTTTTCTCTAAATTTCTTAAGATCTTTCTGTTTGAGTATCTTCATTATTTAAACTAAGATTGAAACTTATAGTTCCAATCATTTGACAAATTCTTTTTTTATATCCTACTATATATGGATCTTTATAATGGTCTAACCAATATTTCATTCTACTTAACATAAAACTGTAAGTTAATTTTATTGCAGCTGACATTCTCCAATTACTTATTTCTCCCTCTATTAATTGCCTTATTTCCATTTTTTAAATCTATTTAGAATTTTTAAATCTCATTAAGTTTCTATTTATAGCAATATGTCTTAAAATTTCAGTAGAATATATAAGACCCCAGCCAAATCCTTTTTTAGCACTTAATAGTTGTTTCTTATAGTAATCTTTAAAATAACAAAAGTTTCTATTTATCTTTTCCTGATACATAATTATAATCTATTAGTGCTTTTTCTACAATTAACTTTTCCCAAATAAAGAATTCATAAGACATTGCTCCTCTTTTATATATTTTATCATCATTAGGTAATCTTCTTATAGATAATGTATGTTCTTTAGGAAGACTTAATAAAGATTTATAAAAACCATCTGCTCTTCTTACATAATCATTTTCTTCTACTTTTTTCATATTTAAAATATTGAGGATAATTAATTATAAATTTATGACTAGCTATAAGTTCTGTAATATAATGAGGATAATAATATCTTACATTAGATTTAGCAAAATTTTTTACATGATCTAAATTATTTAATACATCTTGTTTATCAGAAGGAATACTATCTTTGCCATAACCAGTTAACCAACCTTGATATCTAACTTGTAATTCTTTTTTTAAATTAGCCATAATTTTAAGTTTTTTATAGTTTCTTCTTTGTTATATTTCTTAATAAAGTCAGATATATCCTTAACTTTAAATTCTTTAGGAATTTCTATCTTCTTCAAATTATGCTTAATACTTAATTTATCACTAGCTTCTATTCCAGCTTTATCATTATCAAAGAAGATAATACAAGTCTTAAATCTAGATTTAAGCTCTTCTATAATACTATCATCAGGTTGTGTATTTTCAGATTGTACAGCTACAGAATTATATCCTAATTCATGTAATACCATAACATCCTTCATAGCTTTAGTTATAATTAAAAGGTCTCCTTTTTTAGGTAATTGTTGATATCCTTGTAAGATATTAGGACCTGCATTAGTACAAAATCTATAATTAAAATTTAAAGGCTGATATATCTTATATCTTTCATCTTCTAGATCATAACAAAATATGTAATTTTTCTCATTATTACAATATTGGTACATATTTCCTGCTTTATTTATCCAATAGCATTTTAGACTACTTACTTTGTAAAGCTCTAATGTTTCTGGAGTAATAGAATAATCTTCCCAATATCTTAACTCTTCTTTTGTGTACTTTTTTCTCTTAATTAAGATCTTAGCATAATCTTGAACTTGTGGTTTATAATTAGTTATTATAGGCTTTTTATTTAAAGTATAAGTCCTATCTGTATGATTCCAAAAGCCTAAATTAAAATCCTTGTCTATCATAACCAGGACTTCTTGATAATTTAAATTATATTTTAGCTTAAGAAAACTAAAGACATTAAGAGCTTTACCTAAGCCAAAGTCTTTCATAAGTACTTTTCCTGCTGTAGTAATAAACAGAGAAGCACTAGGATTATTATCCTCTCTTAGAGGAGATTTAAATACTTTATTTAAGCTAATGTTATCTACATAATATCTCCAAATATCATATTCTGAGATTTTACTTAAAATTGAAGTTTGTGATAATACTTCTGTATTAATATTTTTAGTTCCAAACATATATAAAAATAAAAAAGGGGGCTTTTGACCCCCTCTTCTATCAATTTAAATTAACACTAAGACACAAATTAAAATGGCAATTTATTTTCTGTAGTAGTATCTGGTTTTTCAGCTTTCTTAAGATTATAAGCTACAGAAGCATCAAAAGCTCCTAGCCCTGATTCTCCTTTCTCTGTACTAGAGATAAACTTATATCTTCTTACTTTAAGCTTAGTACCAATTTTACCATCAGATTTAATATATTCTTCTCCAGATAAAGCCCACCAAGCATACTTATTTGTTAAAATAGGAGTAATAGCTTGTACATATTCATCAAAAGTTTCTACATTAATATTATCTAGTTCAGCTCTTACACCAAGAGTATCTGCAATAGTTCCAATAGCTGTATTAAACTCTTTTACAGCCTTCTCATTATCCATTTTAAGATAAGAGCCTGGAAAAGCTACTTTACCAACTTGGCCTTTATAGCCTTCTTCTGGAGTAAATCCTTCAGCTTTAACTTCTGGAGTTTCCATATGGAAGATCAGCTGTTTACTGCCAGACATAGCAGTTTTAATTTCAATATCATTAATTTTTAGATAGTGATTCCCGTAGGAAACATACTTACTTAGTTTTTTTTCTGTATTAAGACCTTTAGTCGTAAACATCATAAATTATTAAATTTTAAAAATTGGTTTCAAATTATACAAAATGTATAGAGGCTAAAACAGCCTTACTTAATCTATAAAAATCTTATCCCAATAGGTTACAAGATCTCCTTTTTCATTAACTTCAGATAAAATTACTTCTTTATTCTTCAAATGTTTAGGCCTAGCCCCGCAGATAATATCATCTGTAGTTTTAAAAGATAAAATATTCTTATTTCCATCTCTATAAAGCATTCCTATAGCATCAGAGTCTGCACTCATCATACTCTTAATTTTACCTGTTAAATCTAAATCCATAGCTGAAACTTCTTTTCCAGCTTTGTCCATAAATTTTAATTTAATATGTCCTAAATAGATAATAACATCTGCTAGAGTCTCAATATAATTGATTACACTAATTACAGCTTCTCTAAGATATAAATATCCTGCACCATTAGGAAGAGTCAGGACATTAGTTCCTGCAAAATTCTTTCCAAGAGGAGTACTTTTATACATTTGAACAGCTAACTCAGCACACATATCCTCTAACTTAGTTACAGTATCTACTATTAAATATTTATAAGGTTTACCCTTCTCTAGAATAGCTTCTCCAACTTCTTTTAGCTCTTTCAAATTATTAATCTTTAATTTGACAGCATCTAAGAAATCTGTTCCATTCTCTAGATCAAGAATAACTGAATTGGGTAATTCAGCTAAAGCTGAAGTTTTACCTACTTTAGGTTTACTATAAATAATTAATTTTCTAGGACTAAGACTAGTAGCCTTAATCTTTTGTACTGGTAGCTGCATTAAGCTCATTTACTTCTCCTTCTTTCTCATCATCTTTTACAACTGACATCTTATTCATAGGTTCTCTAGCATAAGGCTCACTTGGAACCTCATCTTGAGGCTCTTGTACTTCTGATTTTCTATTATCTTCTTTAGGGATAATAGCTTGCATAGCTTGGGTAATCTCAGTGATATAGGCTTGCTCTAGCTGCATAAATACACCTAAAGGTACTGTAGCATCAATCTCTGCTAATCTCATCTTTACAATGCCCCTAATAGCTGCATCTAAGCTCTCAAATTTTTGAGGGTTTTTACCTTGCTCATTTTGTACTTCACAACCTCCATTAGGTAATACTCTAATTTGGCGGTTTCCAAGACATGTGTCTTTGATAATCATATATTAATTGTTTAAAAATTGGTTTTATTTCAAAATTATCTTTTACTTCTAAAATCTTTTATTATAATATCTATACAAGTTTTATAATACCAGTTATATCTAGGATCTACACATCTATATAAACCCTCTACACTTTTCACTGCTAATGTAATTATATTTAAATTATTAAAAACCTCAAATTCTATTCTCCAAGATTTATTATAACCGTAAATATAGTTCCTTTCTTTCATCTTTTTTGAGTTATAAGATTAAAAATTAATAATCTTGTATAAACATAAAAATACCATTTATAATTTCTAGCTACAGGAACAAAAAAACTATGTTCAGTATCTACTTCTAAAATAGCTGATTTAACTCTCCATTTTTTATTCTTACTGTATAGGTGTTTCATTTATATTTTTCTTTTACAAGTTCAATAGCTTTTTGTATAAATACTGAATAATACCCAGGATATCTAGGATCTAAAGCATAATAATGTAGACCCTCATTAAATTTAAGAGTAACTACCCAAGTACCAAAGTTTTGTTCTATTTTAAATTGATCTAACATATTTTATTAGTTCTCTTATAAACACTTTAAAGAAACATTTATTACTGTCAAACCACCAAGTAGAATTACTTCCTCTTTTAAATACTGTCCAGTATTTATTTCTTATATGTATAAATCCTTTTAAGTTCATAATTATTTACAGTATTTAATACAAGATTTAATATATAATTTATAGTAATTCTTTTCTAGCCATTCATAACCTGGATTTTTAAAGGCTATAAAAGACCTAACATTAAAAGGAATCTTAGATTCATTAAGAACAAATAATTGTCCAAGTATAATTACAAATTCCTTATCCTCAAATTTTAGTTTTACTTTTTTTCTTGTAAACAAGGTTCCTATCATCAATAATAGTCTTCGTAATTTGTCCATCTAGTAGTATCATTAAACTAGCTACTGCATTAGCTAAGTGATATAAATTATCTTTTCCTGAATCTTCATCTAAATCTTTACCTTTTAGAGCCTTATTTATATGCCTAAGAGATGCATCTATCATTCTAGTATACTCTATTCCTTCAGAATAGTTATACTTACCATATTTAGTAGCTCCATGTGTAAAACTTTTTGCTACTTCTAATAGAGCCTCTTGAGGTATCATACTCATCATAGGCTTACCTGAGTCAAACTTTTTAGTCTTTCCTTTACTCGTAATCTTCATATTTTATAATTTTGGGATCATCTAACTCCTTAAAAGACCCTGATTTAGCATCTACATATAAACCTACAGCTACATTATCCTTGCTAAGTCTATTTTTAATCACTTTTAAATGTATCATTTTATCTTTTAATCTCAAGACATCATATCCTAAATTTCTTACTAAATCTAATTTATAAGGACACATAATCCCAAAGACTACATCAGCATCTGCATAAGGATTTGTACTATCTTTAAAATCTGATTGCTGAGGACTTAAGTCTACACCTTTAAATTTTAATCTTTCTACAGAAGACATACTACTGTTAAACTGCTGTATATTTATAAAGCTAAATCCAAAGAGATTCTTCAAATGTGTACAATATTCTGAATATTTATCTATAACTTCTTTAGTCTGAAATCCCCTCTCTTTTTTCATAAGAGCCATGTGATCCATAACTACAAGAGTATAAGCATCAGGATCTTTAGGAATATATCCTATAATCCTTTCTCCAGAAACTTCATTATCTTCAGCATCTCTATAATTAAAGCTCTCTTTTAATATCTTACCATTCTCTTCTCCAAAGTGCTTAAGCTCATTGAAAATTCCTGTAGGATTTATGGGAGTAAACCTAAATTTGATGCTATTGAATAAGCTTTCCACATAAGGTATTTCATCCTGTACCAACTTTTTTTCATAATCTGTTAATCTTTTAGTTCCTAAACCTTTTATAGTTTCAGGATCTATTACTATACTATATTTTCTATTAATAATCTGAGATAGCCAATTACATTGTTTAGTAATTTTATCTATCTCAAAAGAATAATAGAATACTGTTAATTTTATATTTTTATTTATTGCGTCTTCAATAGCATTTAGTACTATATAATCACATAAAGTAGTCTTAAATGTACCAGAATTACCTCCTAATAGAGTATAACATCTTCTTTGTACACCAAAGACTACTTCATTTAATCTATTGAATCCATTGTTCAGACCTGAATACTTCCCTTCTAATCCATCATTTATACGGTCTTGTAAATTCATTAATTAGCTTAATTCCTTTATCAGCAAAGCTTTATCTTGTTTACTTAGATTTCTATTTTTTATAGCTTTAATTAGATTTTCAACATCTCTAACTTTATCTTTATCTTTTTGTTTTTTCTGTTCTATATTATATTCTACTTTATCTAAAAAATCTAATCCATTATATATACCTTCTAAAACCTGAGCTCTATATTGATATTTTAAAGGATTAGAATATATATCTATAAATACAGCTTTATTTTTTCCATTACCTTTCCAAGTTTGACCTTTAAAGACAATTTTAGCTTCTAATTGTTCAATTTTTTGGGATCTTTTTACATATTTATCTAAATTACATGTAGCGCCATTTCCATTATATTCTACGTGAAAATCATTACTTAGAAATGCTTCTAGAGGAAGGTTATCCATAATATCATTTTCTAAATCTGATAATTTTTCTTGTATTTCTATAACTTCAGCTATTTTTGATACATCTATATTTAAAGGTTTTACTGCATGTATTTTATTGTTAATAGTTTTTTTCATTATAATAAAGTTGTCTTCTCTTGATCTTCAATTTCATCTTCATCAAAGCCTGTATATTTTTCATAAACTCTTTGGTTTAACCAGGTTTCTAAATTATTCATAAATTGTAAGCTATTCTTCTTAATCCTAAGCTCTGTCTTTAGAGCTCCTAATATCTTTTTATGTGTTTTACTATCTCCTTTAATTATATTATTATACTTCCTTCTACAAGTCTCAGCATCTTTACTATCTAAAGCTTCAGCTCTAAGAACTCTTATCCCTCCCTTACCATCAGGTACTTTTCTAGGAAAAGCTTTATATAATTCAGAAAACATATCATCTTCTTCATCTTTAGGATTAAATAATCTATCTCCTTTAACTAGAATTTGAACTCTTTTCTTATTATCATAAGTAATATAATCTTGATCTAATAAATATTTGTATTCTTCATCAGCTAAATTTATCAACATTTTAGCTACCATGTCCCCTTGAGAATATAAAATAGCTAAATATACGTACTGATTAGGAGTTAATCCTAATCCTACTAATTGAGGTAAATTTAGTACTATATTATTTTCATCAATCTTCTTCATATTCTGGGAAAAAATCATCTTCATCATCCTCTTCAACAATTCCCTGGCCATTACAAAAAGTACATTTTGTGTAATCATTACCAGTAAAAACTACTTTTGTACCTAAACATTTAGGACAATCTTCATATTTCATACTAAAAAATTAATATATTATCTCAATTTTCTCTTTAGCAAAACTATAAATCCAAAAACAGCTGTTTTATAATGTGTTAATTTAGGAGTACCAAAGCCTGGATCATAGAATCCTTCTTTTTTTCCAAACTCTCTATTAGCATTAAAACTCCAACTACTTGATACATGTTGTTTCCAATAAGTCATTATATATTTATAATCTACATGTCTCATTAATAAACTATATTTAAATTATTAATATTAATTTCTAAATCTTTGTCTATACAAAAATAAGCATTTATTTCTGATTCTGCAACTTGTACTTCAAAAATTTCATTTATATTTTTTACAATAATTTCAGGAGAATTTTGCTCTCCTTTTACTTTTATTACTTCATCTATATATACTTGTAATATTTTAGGATCTGTCATATATCTTCTACACGAGGTATATTATTTAAAAATAATCTTAATTTTACAATTCCAGCTATTATACAATAAGAAAAACTTCTACTATTATAATCTTGCATACATTTAGAAATACTAGCTACATTTATATATTGTTTAGTCATATATCCTAAATAGCGTTTATCTATATCTACTTTATATTTATTTATCTCCATAATCTCTTTTTATCTCATTAATAAGTATCTGTTACAAGCTATCATTTCAAATATTCTAGTTTTATTATCAAACATTTGTGTTACATAATATTTAGTATCACTCCACTCCCATTTAAGAACTCTATCTGTACTAAATTTCAATATTCCTTCTAATTGTTTATTTATTCCATCTTTTAGTAACTGTTGTGTCAACATCTATAGTAACTTTAGTAACATATTTTTTACCTGAATTTATCATAACTTCTGTCATATCTTTAGCAAACTCTTGAGCTAAATCATCTCTTACTTCTACATCTATCTGATCATGTACTGTACATATTAGATATGCTACTGGAGAATCATATTTAAGATTATATTTTTTAACTAGCTTTCTTACTTCTATTAGAGCATCTTTAGTTATATTGGCTCCAGATCCTTGTATAAGATGATTTTTAGCTTCTCTTTCTGTACTACCTTCTATAATACTAATCTTCTTCCAAAGATCTGTATTATCACCATCTTCTTCTAAATCAGCTCTTAATTGCTGAGCTAGCTTCATATCAGGATACCATCTTATTCTCTTACAAATATCTTGAGTAACACTTTTTAAATTAGCCTTACCTTCTTTACCAGCTTTTTTAAGCCAGGCTGTAACTATAGGAAAAGCCCTTTCAAACTTAAACATCAAATCTTTAGCCTCTTGTAGAGTAATCCCAAGATTATCAGCAAGCTTTCCAGGCCCCATACCATAACTTAAACCAAAGGTTATAGTTTTAGCAGCAGTCCTTTCTACTTTATCCTTCTTAGTTACTTTTTTCCCAAATAACAAGCTAGCACTAATACTATGAAGATCATCTTTTGCATTAATAGCATCTATAAAGACTTTTTCTCCAGATAAATCAGCCATAATAGCTAATTCTTGACCTGTAAAATCACTAGATATCCATGTAAATCCTTCTCTAGCAATAAAGCAATTCCTAAATTTATTGTCAGCAGGTATATTCTGAATATTAGGAGCATTCATCATTTTACTACCACTACTAACTCTACCTGTAGACTTTATTTGCCAGAAATCAGAATGTACTCTTAAGGTCTTCTTATTTACATATTTAAGAAATCCTCTACCATAAGTACTTACAATTTTAGCTTGTTCTCTATAATCCTGAAGAAGCTCAAAAAATTTATGCTCAGAACTTATGATATTACCATCTAAATCTCTTTTTACAAGCTTAGAAAGCTCTCTATCATCTGTACTCTCAACATATACTCCTAAAACCTTAAAGATTTTAGATACTTGGGTAGAAGAACTATAATTAATATCTACTTCTCTAGTCTTGAATCCAAAAAGGTATCCTTGAATATATTCAGGCTTATAAATAGAGCTTAATTTAGAGTCCTCTAAGATAACCTTATCTAAAGCCTCCTCTAAGCTCATTAGAAGCCTCTCAGAAGCCTCAGAATTCTCAAGCCACTTCTGACTATCAAACCCCATTCCATTATATTCTATGTCTCCTAAAGCTTTGAGAGACTCCATCTCAAGCTCACTAGTACTTGAAAGATCATACTTGAGTATTTGTCCTTCTTGTAGATTCCTGATCTTATGTAAAAACTCAACATCCTTAGCTGCATATTCTATTTGTTTATCTGTAAAGGGCTGACTTTCAACACTTAAGAAGTCTGTCCTTACTGTTTTATCTAAATCTATTTGTAAATATCTATGTAATACATCTTTTAGAGAATATCCAAAAGAATCATAACCACAATAAATAATACATTCTGCTAACATAGTATCATAGACTTTGTCTAGCTCTATACCCACGTGTTTTAAGAATTTATAATCAAACTTAAGATTATGACCTATTACAGTCTTACTCTCAAGAAGATCTTTAAATCTTAAAATATTAATATATCTGCAATCTATAACAAACTGATTATCTTGATCTCCTATTTGAAGACAAATAATCTTGTTATTATGAGGATCTACACCTGTAGTCTCAGTATCTACTGCAATATACTCTTTCTCTCTAAAATATTCAAGGCATTCATCAACAGTAGCTTCTTTATATAAAGAACTTGCTACTGCTGAAGAATTTCCTATAAAATAAATCATTTATTATTTAATAAATACTTATTCATTCCAACCAGCTCTTTCATTACCTCTTTCCAAGTACTACCCTTTTTAAATATACTAAACCACTCTAAACAATATTTCTTTTTAGATTGTTTAGTTCTTAGACTCATTTCCCAATCTACTTCTTCCCATTCTGTTATTATATAAGATACACTTTTTTTAGCCATTATAAGTTATTATTTCTTAAGTATTTAAGTCCTCCTATAGATTGTAAAATTCCTTCCTTATATGAAAATAAACCCATTTTAATTGATTCAGCATATTGTCTTATCCAGCCTTTTACATGCTTTCTTATCCAATCAGGATTATCTAAAGCAGTTCTATATATATTCTTCTTAAGAGGAATCCAAGAATCTACATATAACTTTACTTTATACTTCTCAGTCATCTCTATGTAACTTGTGGTAAGAATAGTTATTTCCTACTATACTCATAGCAGTTTCTCTAATTATAGATTCCATTTCTATAATATTCCTATTACCTCCATTTTCATTTTTAGTAAATCTTTCTCCAAGAGTTAGCTTTTGTCTGCTACCATCTTTACAAGTAATCATTAATATCATAATCTTCTTTTTTAAATTTGTATTTAGGTTTATCAAATTTTGCCACTTTATTAGGATGACAAATCATGCATTTAGCATTTCTACATTTAGATGCAGGATGTTTCTTTTTATCTTTAACTTCTTTATAATGTCTATTCTCTTCTATACTCATATCTACTACTATTTAATAACAATCTAAAAGAATTTATAATTTGAGTTATTTGAGATTTGTAAGGATCTTCTATCCAACATAATATTACATATCTACCATTTTTATCTTGACTATCATAATAAAATACATGAACCACATCATATTTATTTTCTCTCATAATTTACATAATTTAATTCTTTTCTCATCTGTCTGGTAAAAGCACAAATAAAAACTAAATATCCTAAAGGTATAGGACTTATCATCCTACTAGATCTAACATTTTTATCCATAATATACCAATCACCTTCTTTTCTCATTTTTTAGTTTAGTTTTAGTATTTAATATATATCTAAG